ACTTCCTAATATGCTCTTTACAGGTACTGCTGGTCTGGGTAAGACCACTGTAGCCAAAGCGCTGTGTAATGAACTCGATCTAGACTACATCTTGATCAATGGTTCTGAGGAAGGTAACATCGACACCCTTCGCAATAAGATTAAACAGTTTGCATCCTCTGTATCTCTGACTGGCGGATACAAAGTAGTTATCCTTGACGAGGCTGATTACCTCAATGCACAATCGTTCCAACCAGCTCTTCGTGGATTCATTGAAGAGTTTTCCAGTAACTGCCGGTTCATTCTCACCTGTAACTTCAAGAATCGTATCATTGAGCCATTGCACTCACGTTGTGGCGTCTATGAGTTTAACACTAATAAGAAGATGCTTGCTGAACTGTCTATGCAGTTTATGAAGCGTCTGACTAAAATTCTAGAACAGGAAGGTATTGAATATGATAAAAAAGTTTTGGCTGAACTTATCATTAGGTTTGCGCCTGATTGGCGCCGAGTTATTAATGAGTGTCAGAGATATTCTCTCAGCGGTCGTATTGACACTGGCATTCTTAGTCTTCTTTCCAATAATTCTGTTAACGACCTTATTGGATATCTTAAGGCTAAAAACTTCAAGAAGATGAGAAGCTGGGTAACCAGCAATATAGATACAGACACATCTGGAATTTTTAGAAAGATCTATGATAGTATGTACGAGACTATTCAGCCTGGAAGTATTCCGCGTGCAGTATTGATCCTTGCTGATTATCAATACAAGAATGCCTTTGTGGCTGATCATGAATTGAATGTTGTAGCTTGTTTAACAGAACTAATGGCGGAGGTAGAATGGAAATGAAACACGAATTGACATTGTATACACAACCTAATTGCATGTATTGCGATATGATGAAAGCAAAGTTGGATGAATGGGGTTACAAATATAACGTCAAAAATATTAAAGCCGACGATGCAGCACGAGCTTTTCTTGTTTTAGATGAAGGTCATAAAACTGTACCTCAGCTCTACTATGGTAATACTCACATCAATCCCAACATCAATACTAAAGAATATACACAAAATATTTTAGAGCAGTACATTGGGCATCTGGATGAGATTAAATGAAAGTAGGATTTACCTGCAGTACATTTGATTTACTTCATGCAGGCCATGTCATGATGTTGCGTGAAGCCAAGACTGTATGTGACTATTTGATTGTAGGACTTCAAACTGATCCAGCTATTGATAGACCAGAAAAAAATTCACCTGTTCAAACTTTAGTAGAACGTTATATTCAACTTCAAGCAATTGAATATGTCGACGAGATCGTACCATATCAAACTGAACAGGACTTGGAGGATATCTTGAATATGTTTCCTATTAATGTTCGTATCTTGGGTGAAGAATACAAGAATGGCAAATTTACAGGTAGAGCCATTTGTGCAAAACGCGGAATTGAATTATACTATAATAAAAGAGATCACAGATTCTCTTCATCTGATTTGAGAAAGAGAGTAACCAATGAGTCCGTTTGAATTTGTAAAGGCAATCAACAACAAGCAGGATATCATCAGGGATGATCTGGATGAAAAATCCTATCTTCCCTATATGATCAATCATAGCTTTTCTTATTTTTCGGATACGGTTCTCCTTGCCAATGAGATGAATGCCAACCACCATATTGACAATAAGCTTCAAAACGACTTTTTTATAAATACTATACGAAAGAATCCTAAGCGCTTTTCCAAATGGAACAAAGTAAAGCACGATGGTGATTTTGAAGCGGTGAAAGAATATTATGGGTATAGTAATGAGAAAACTCGTTCTGCTCTTTCACTACTTTCTGCTGAACAAATAAACATAATTAAACAGAAGGTGGATCATGGTGGAAGAAAAGGAAAACGCGCCAGTTGAATGGTCGCCTCAGGATATGCTCGAAGTTACCCTCAACGAGCCAGATGATTTCCTGAAGGTCAAAGAAACGCTTACTCGTATCGGTATTGCATCACGTAAAGACAAGAAGCTTTACCAGTCGTGTCATATCCTGCACAAGCAAGGCCGATACTTTATCACACACTTTAAAGAACTATTCCTCCTGGATGGTAACAAGTCTACACTAGAGCAGACTGATATCCAGCGTAGGAATACTATTGCAACTCTATTATCTGACTGGGGTCTATTGACTATTGTCAATACTGAGAAGTCAAAAGACACTGCACCCCTGCGTCAGATTAAAGTTCTTCCATTCAAAGAAAAAAATGAATGGGAATTATTGCCCAAATATAATATTGGGCGTTAGTAATAGGTCATTTTTGTACTAATTTAGAATAGATTTTTTTATCCAGTGCAAAGATAATACTTATAAATATTATTGGATGCCAATTATGGGTCCATATTTCTTGCTTTAATTAGGAGAATTCAGATGACAAATAATCAAAAGTTCGCTCGCTTTCCTCGTGCCGCATTCGTAGGTTTTGACCATATCTTCAACGAACTTGAAGAAATGACCAAGCACGCTACAGACCATTATCCTCCGCATAATATTATTAAAGATGAAGATATGAAGTATCGTATCGAAATCGCGACTGCGGGTTTCAAGGAAGAAGAGCTTTCGGTAGAATTAAAAGATGGCGTACTGCACGTCAATGGAGATCATACCCCACGTGGTCTGACCTTCGTTCACAAAGGTATTTCCACCCGTAAGTTCCATCGGTCTTTTAGACTGTCTGAATATACACAAGTTACAGGAGCTTCTCTGGAGAACGGTATTCTAGCAATTCATTTAGAAGTCGTTCTGCCCGAAGAGAAGAAGCCTCGCAAAATTGCAATTAACAATAACAGCGAGGTAACAAACAATGCTGAACTTCTTACGGAAGGTGGGTAACGGACTCATCGAAGCACGAATGAATCACGCCTATCACGGTGTGGCTCAATACATCCAACGTGAATACAATACTGGCATTCCCCAGTATGAGATTGTCGATATGCTGAAGAAGGATGGTTACGATGCAGTCATTAATCGAATCCGCTAAAACCTGGTTTGCTAAGCAAGCCAAACGAGCCGCAATGTCTGAGGAAGAAAGATACCTTTCCGACTCGATCGACCTTGTGGACTTTGAAGCACGCCAACAAAAGATCATGTACAACCAAGCACCGTACCAGATCAATGGCAGACATTGGTTAGACTCACGTCAATACCATTAATTAAGAGGGGGCTTCGGCTCCCTTTTTCTTTTAGAGGACCTGATGACTATACTGCTACGATGGTGGTCTATTAAGACTAAGTTAATTAGTTGGTACGCAGCCCACCTTTGGAGCCAACTTAGAATAAAAGTAAATCTGCACAACGTAACGCAAAAGACCTTTCAGTTTTTAAACTCAATCCCCGGCATTTTTTAGTTTACATTTCCCGCTATATGATGTACAATGCGAAACATACTAAGAAAGGTAAGCTATGAGTTTCTACACATCCGTTGACATATACGGTGACAATATCGTCTATCGTGGCTACGATGACGACGGCAACCAAGTTGCATACAAGCAAGGCTTTGAACCTACCATGTTCATTCCGTCTGATCGACCAACCGGTTGGACTACTATGGAAGGTCAGCCTGTACAGAAGTACCACCTCAACTCTCCCAAGCACATGCGTAACTGGGTAGCTATGAAAGAAAGCACATCTGGTGAACGCTATTGGGGCTGTGACCGTGCGGTCATCCAATACCTCCAGGAGATGTTCCCCGATGAGGTAAAGTTCAACCAGTCTATGATCAACTCGGTCAACATCGATATTGAAGTACATTCAGAGAACGGCTTCCCTACGCCTGAAGAAGCAGCCGCTCCAGTGACCGCTATCACCCTTAAATCGTCCAAAGACGATGTGTATCATGTCTGGGGCATGGGTGAATATGATGCGAACAAATCACCGCACCAGCACTTGAATATAGACTACCAGCGCTACGACTCAGAAGAAGAACTGCTCAAAGCTTTCGTCCACTTCTGGGCCAACAACTCCCACGGCTATCCTGATATCATTACTGGCTGGAACGTACGATTCTTTGATATTCCATATCTCTACAACCGTATGTCTAAGATCATTCCGGGATACCAAGACAAGCTTTCGCCTTGGGGCGTAGTCCGTGAGAAGCAGGTACAGTTCAAGAACAAGAACATGAACCAGTTCATGATCGTTGGCATTAGTCAGCTAGACTACTTTGACCTATTCCAGAAGTTTGCCTATAGCTTCGGTCCACAGGAAAGCTACGCACTAAACCATATCGCTCACGTCGTACTTGGTGAGAAGAAGCTCAGCTATGAAGAGTACGGTAACCTTCGCAATCTGTACAAAGAGAATCATCAGCTATACATCGACTACAACATCAAGGACGTCGAGCTGGTTGAACGCATGGACAATAAGCTGGACCTGATTGGTCTGGCACTTACTATTGGCTACAAAGCTGGTGTCAACTTCACCGACGTGTTCGGCACTACTGCCATCTGGGATTCAATTGTATATCGTGAATTGACCAAGAAGCATGTGGTTGTTCCGCCTATGAAGAATCGCGATCACCTGTCTGGCATCGACACCAAGTTCGTTGGCGGCTACGTCAAAGAAGTCAAAGGTGGTATGTACAACTGGGTCGTGTCGTTTGACCTCAACTCACTGTATCCCAACATCATCGCACAGTGGAACATGTCGCCTGAGAAGCTGCTCAAAACGCCAGACTCGATGCTGCGTGACGATGTCGACCACTATTTGGATCATCCTAATCCTATTCATCCTACACAGCTGGAACGCAACTGCTCAGTCGCCGCTAACGGTTCGATGTACAGTAACGATTCACAAGGCGTATTTCCCAAGATCGTTGTCGACTACTATGCTGAACGTAAAGAAGCCAAGAAAGGTATGCTTGCGGCCAAG